TCCACCCTCCAATCTAAATAGCTTTATATTTTTATCTTTTAATATTTTTATTATATCTTTTTCTGGTAAATCCTTAGTAAAACAAATCTCATTAACATCATCTAAAGTAATGTTACCATGATATTGTAATTCTATATATCTAAAGAATCCATTTCCTTTTCTAATCTCCTTAGTTAAAGAAATAGCATCATTATCTTCTGACAAATCTTTTAAAACTTCATAATATTTTTTTAAGTTATATTTATCAATTCCCAATGATAAATTATCTTTAAAATCTCCAGATACAACTGCTCTAGTTGCTCCAGCTAGAAGACTGTCATCTAAAGTATAAGTTATTCTATCTTTTATTTTATCTTTGTTAAAACTTATTATTATATCTCCATATTGTGATGTTCCATATCTTTTTGAAAAAAAATCAATATCTTCATGAAAATCTTTACTTGATAAATAACCATATTTTTCAGAAGAAACAAAAGATTCTTTATCTAAATTATGCCCAAATAAATTTTTACTTACTTTCATACGAGCTTCTATATTTGGAACTCCGCCACTATTTCCACTTTCAAAAAGATTCATAAATTTATTTTTTTGAACTAAATTATCTATACTAGTACTTGGAATTCTCATCAAAAAAGCACTATTTTCTTCAATATTTTTTATTTTTTTTCTTATTAAGTTTTGTTCTTCTTCTGTTAATATTTTATCAATTACTTCATTTTTCCATTTTTTAGAATGCACTTTAAATTTTTCTAAAGTTAAAGGAATATTTTCTTTTATTATACTACTTTTATTCTTTTTCTCAACATAATTATTATACCAATCTTGATAATCTTTAACATCTACTAGCTCATAATCATCATCTTCTGTTCTGGAAGCTCTTAGGTTAGTATCTCCTTCTATTTTATCATAGTAAGGAGCTGTAACGGTTCTACAGTTTCCACTCCAACAAATTTTTCCGTTTCTTCTGACTAATAATGTGTGGTACTTAGGGACTTCAACACAATAAACATAATCATTATATTCTACATCTTTTATTTCCATATTATACAAGTAATTATGAAGTTGTGTATTCCAGTTAATAATCCATACATCTTTATTTATTGTATAAACTCCATTTTTAAATTCTATTTCTTTTCCAGCACATTTATTTAAGTAGTATGATGGTCTACCACCTGCTTTTAAAATAAGTTCCCCTAAATCACTAGCTAATTTGTCTGAACTTGTAAAAAATTGAATACTATCATTAAATTTATACCCTTTCCAAACTTTTCCTTTTCTTACTGTTCCATCAGCTTTTGAATAAGCTAATAAAAAAATCCTAATTAACTCAGGACTTAATTCTTTTATATTATCAGGGATAAATTTAGTTGTACATTTTCCAAATTTAGATAATTCTTTTCCAAGCTCTTTATTATGTATCATTAAACTTTCTTTACATTTATAAATTTTAAATGGGAATTTTTTTAGTTCTTCATACATCCAATCATTATTATATTGAGCAATTTTTATGCTGTAACTATTTTTATCTAATGTACAACTTCCATCAGATAGCCAATAAGCCATAAATTTTAGATATGTTTCAATATCTACTTTTTCTTCTGCTAATATTTCATATTCTTTATTAGCTCCAGTCCAATTAAGCCCAGCAAACATTCTATGCTTACTTTTTCTACCAACTTTTGATGCTTCTTTTAATTTCCAAGTTTTATCTTTTACAGAATAATCTGAATTTTGAACTAAAATATTATGATTTGGAGTAACTAACAAATCAAATCTTGAGTTTTTAAAACTAATCATATTTCCATGATATTTATAAGAAATGTAATTTATAGGTTTTTGCCATTCAGATTCTAAATTATCAGGATTTATAGTAAAAACTAATTCGTTCTCATTTAAATCCTTAAACAACTTCCAACCACTATTTGTATAAACTTCTGTTTCCTTATCATAACAATTAGAATGAAAAGGAGGAGCAGTAACTCCTACTTGATAATCTTTCATATCAAATACTTTACTATCCATTGTCCTACAAATAGGTGATGTTCTATCATCAAGAGTTGCAATAACTTCATATTTTTCACAACCTAAATCTTTCATACATCTTTCTTTTGCTCTTGAATGATAAGCTGCACTCTCTGTCATTATCAATCTTGTAGCTATATTTCTTTCAACATTAAATCTTTCTTCAATAGTATCTATGATATCTTTTAAAGGTTTTCCTGTTATGATATTTTGAGTTAAATTAGTATGTAGGGTATTAACTAACTTACTATCATTACCCCAAATTCTTTTACTCCAATTAGTATTGTCTTTTGTCCAAGGCTTATAAACTAACCTTTCAATTAGTTCAGGATTTAATTTTTCTATATTAGAAAACTTATCTAAACCTTTTTGAATACTGTAAGCACTTCTATAATAAGTATCTCTGTAAACTTCTCTTAAATGTTTATCTAAATTATTTTCCATAGTCTTAGATAATAAATCTATTTCTGCTTTAATTTCCATTTTTAAAGCTTCTAGTCTTTCAATATGAACTCTTGAACTAACATTTTTTAATTCTTTTATAATGCTATCATTAGGACTTATATTAAGAGATTGACCTTTTCTAACATATTCACTCAAAGACATTTTAAATTCTTTCAATTCTTTTTTGTTAAATCTTTGTTTTGCTTCATACATAGATATATTATTATCTTTTGCATACTTGGCATAAAACTTATATATTTTTTGATTTGTATTCTTTAAAGCTATATCATATTGCCTTTTAGCTTCTTTTACTTGTTCCTTAGATAATTCATTGATTCTATTTTCTTCAGCTGTAAATCTATCTACCCAATAGTTACTCATGATTATGTCCTTCATAAGTTTCCTCTATCTCTTCAATAGAGTTTTCTTTTTCTTTTTTTATTTTTTCTAATTCAGCTTTAGAATCATTTACCCAAGGATGTTGAGCAACTATTGTTTCTGTACTTAATATTCCAACTGATTTTTGACAATCTTCTATAGCTTGGCTTTCATTAATTAAAATATCTTTGTTAAATATAATATCTATGTCATCTTCATTAAAGCTAGCTTTTAAATGTTGCTTTACAAACCATAACACCATTTTTAAAGAAGCTTTGAATTCTCTTTCAAGTGCTGTTGCATCTAAATCTACATCAGAATACATAGATTGAATATTCATTTGATTTACATTTCCTTGAAGCTTATCACTTTTGGCATCAAAAGCTTTTGCATTTTCTATAAAAGATTTATTTAGTATTTTTAAAATAGTTTCATAGTTTCCAGCATTAACTTCAATTGTTAATTGATCCACTCCTCCATCAGAGCCAACAGGAATATAACCATAAAGATTCATATTGTGTCTTAATGTACCACCTTGCCCATTATAGTTTTTAACCACAAGTACAGTAGTTCTAGAATTATCTTCCATGTCATTTTTAAAATCACTTATTATTTCATTTATTGCATCTTGAATACTTTTTACTTTTATAATTAAAGGTAATTCTGTTTCATCTACTTTGAATGGAATAACAGGTAAATACTCCCAATTGAATTCTTTATCTCCTAGCTTCATATAATTTTCATGAGCGATTAAAGAACTTAATCCATTATCCCAAGTATAATAATCTATTCCATCTAATGTATAAACTTCAACATTAGTAACTTCCTTATAATCATATCCAGTAAATTTTTTAGTTTTATATATTCTTATAACATAGTCAAGTTCAGTATGATCATTATCTTTCCATATAGGAATAACTTCACTACCTTTAAATTTCTTAAATGAAAACTCACTCTTTTCATTGTAGTAGACATATAAAAAAGCTATCCCATTCAAATAAGTTCCTTTACCTATTGAGTGTAATAGCTTGAAAAATTTACTATTAAATATTTTATTTAAGTTATCCATGTCCTTTTCATTTTTTGATGAAAGACTAGGTGTTTTTGATAATAAGTAATCTGTTTTTTGATCCACAGCACCAGCAAATTTATTGTCTACAATTTTATTATTAGTTAAATTAACTGCTGGAACTAAATTTCCATCTTGTCCTATTACTTTTCTAACTCTATTTAAAATATCATGTTTACCTTTATAATAATTATCTCCTAATTGCATATTTTTTAAGTTTTCACTAGCTAAGAAGTTTCTTATTATTAATTCTAATTCTTTTATCGGTACTCCATTCATATCTCTTTTTCTCCTAAACAAGTTTTTTATAAACTTAAACATACCTTACTCCCTTATAGATTCCAATTGTATCCATCACTTGCCATTTTCTCAGCAACACCAGTTAAAGCATCTAGTCCATCATCATGCTTGTTCTTACCTTCTTTTTGATAAGAAATAATATCTTTTGCAAATTCTGGCCATTTATTTTTCCAGTCAACAGGCATATAAATATTTGCATTTACCCAAGCACTATTTGATAATATTCTTGCAATCTTATTTCCTGATTGATGGAACCATTTAATAACTGTTTTATAATTTCCTTTATCTCTTGTAATTCTTTCAATGTTTCTTGCAAATGCTCTACCACCATTGTTGCTTTCTATATCTGCAACATTTACATTAAACTTTTTATATGCTTCTGCAACCATAGGTTCTGTTATTTCCATAGCTTCTTTGGTATAGATAACATCTAATATATAGGCACTATCTTTGCAATCTGCATAAATAATATTACATAAAAAATCATCTCCAGTGTCAGCTGTATCACAGTAAGAAGCAATTTTTACTATTTTTTCTTTAGGTAAATCAACATAAGTTTTAAATTCATTGTATAATCTACCTTTTATATCTATTGGCTCTTGCTGGTAGTTGGCTGAAGCTATTTCTGGTCCCATAGCTTTTGCTTTTGATAAATAAGATTTATAACTTAATATTTCATCACAAAGCATAGTACCTTTATCATCTTGAACAGCTTTCATTTTTATATGTTTTAT